ATGGCTACTATCACCGAGCGAACACAGAAGAATGGCGCGGTCTCCTACCGTGTCCAGTGGCGAGATCCAGAAGATGGATTGTCATCACGCACTCTGAACGATCCAGACAAAGCCAAGGATCTAAAAGCTTTCCTGGACGCCAACGGCAATAGCTTCAAGCTGGCCAACGAAGCAAAGGGCCGCATGAGGTCCAAGGCGCCGACTGTGCACGATGCCATCGAATGGCACATCAACGCTCTGGGTGGGAACGTAGAGCCGGGCACCGCCCGCGATTATCGTTCGTTCCTGGGTACGAAATTCGAGAGCATCAAGAGCATTCCGCTGGATCAACTTACTAGCACTCACGTGCGCAACTGGTTTGACAGCATGGACTACTCGGCGAAGTACAAGAAGAATATCCACTCGCTATTGTCCGCGGCACTGCGGACTGAGCTAAAGCGCAAGGATCGCGACCCCTGGATCAAAGCAAATGTTGCCGAAGGTATCCGCACGCCGAAGTCCACCAAAAAGACCAGGGATCCCGTTTTCCTATCGAAGGATGAACTGCAGGCGTTGATCGACGCCCTACCCGCCGAGGTATACCGCCGAATGATCGACTTGAAGGCCTATACCGGCTTGCGGTTCGGAGAGATTACCGCGCTGCGCCGCAGCCACGTCCGATTCGTGCGCGGGCGCTACCTCGTGGATGTTCGCGAGGCGTGGAAGCGTCACGCGGGCAAAGAGGACGGCCAGCCGCTTGGTGCGCCTAAGACACAGAAGGGCACCCGTACTGTAACACTGGGCAAGGCTGCTGCCGAGCGTTTCAAGCCATGGCTGGACGAGATCGAAGGGGACAATCTGATTTTCAGGGTGCCGTCCACCGGAACGCAGATCACAAGTTCTTACTTCTCTCGCATTATTTGGCGTCCAACCATTGACAAGCTGATGACGCCGGAGGATGGAGGCAAGCCGAAGTTGCACGCTCGGCCTACACCTCACGACATGCGGCACACTCACGCTTCCATGTTGATCGAGGCGGGCGTGGATCTGCCGACAATTCAAGAGCGTTTAGGGCATGAGTCGATCACCACGACAATCGGCACTTATGGGCACCTGCGGTTCGATGCAGACGCGAACGCCGCCGATGCACTCGATTGACTTTCGGGGTCGTTGCCCAAGCTTTCCAAGGCGCGCCTAATTCGGTTTGGATCGAACGCATAGGGTTCCGGCTCGGCTATGAGTCGATCAATCTCGGCCTGTTGTTCCGGTGAGAATCTATATAGGCGACCGATTCTCACGCACGGCCAGATTCCATCCCGTACCTTCCGACGCACCGTTTCGGCGGATATCTGATACTTGATCGCTAGGTCTTGCAGTGTGGCGTGTTGATCGAGATTATCGGTCATGCAAACAACTTACCTGCTTAAATGCGAAGATCCGCCCCACTTTCGATTGAAGGTGGGGCGGAGGTGTACCAAAAACTTTTCTGATAAATTTACTGGCTAAGCTTGCACTATGGAATGTTAGCGGGTAGAATTAATATCAGAAAGGAGGTACAGAGTGGAACAAATTGGAGCACTCCTAGCAGGACTAGGAATCTTCCTCGGAGGACTTGCAAGACTGATAACAGCCATCAAGTCCAAGAAGAAGAAAAAGTAAAGGTGATCCCCGGCTACTCGACCTAGCCGGGGGTCACCCTCCAATCCACTTTGACACATCATGGATAAAACTGGAATCGCGCTTATCGCGATAGCAATCATCGTGTTCTTCCTGCCGGTAGAACCGCTAGTGAAGCTCATGCTGGGAATCGGCGCGCTGATCATCGGCGCAACGATGCTCATACGGGCGGTGAAAACAAAGAAATGACCACCCATTACCTGACCCTCTCAGGCATCGCTACCCGGATCGGCATCTCCCCCACGACTGCCAAGAAGTACGCAGACGACGGGCGGTTACCTGAACCGGACGCAGTAACCGGCGACGGCCCTAAGTCCGTTCGGGGCTGGCTGCCGGAAACCATCGACGCTTGGAACGCCTCACGCCCCGGCCATGGCGGACGCCCAAAGAAAGATCCGCAAGACTAATTGTCGGCATTGCCCGTAGACTCGATTTAGACCAATTGGAGGAATAGCCAGTGAAGAAAACTATCGCCGCCGCTGCTGTGCTGGCCGCTCTCGCGCTAACCGGATGCTCTGCGGGCAATCAGTCGGCAGAACCTACGCCAAGCCCCACAGCCACGCCCAGCGCGTCGCCAACTGCATCGCCTAGCGCGACACCAAGCGAAACCGCTACTTCCGCGCAGACTGCCGCCAAGACTAAGGAATCCAAAGGTTCGCAGAAACGTGCAGACGAGATCATGAACTTGTTCTTGAAATCATATGATCGTAAAGATTTCAGCGAGTTTTCAGACGGCACACCTCACCAAACAATCAAAGAGTGGTACTTGAAAGCCGACAATAAAACATTCGTGATCAAGCTGGACAGCGAGGAGCCTACCTTCTGGCTTGCGAATGATTTTCTTGAGCGAGTCCATGGGCAAACCGAAATCACAAAGGTGACCGTCCTAGACAAGAATAATTACGGCGCTTCCAGGACTCTTGCTGATCTAAGCTAGAGCAGGCTCGTTAAACAGAAAAACTCCCCGCATAACCCTTTGGGCCTGCGGGGAGTTTTCTATTTGGCTTCTAGCGGTTGTAGTTGAGCCACTGCTGCCACTGCTTCACGACGTTGGAATCAGCCCAGCCGACAATGCAGCTGTAACCGGCGCACTTTCCATACATGTAATTTGGCTTGCCGGTAATACCAAGCAGGTAGCCCGCTGCGTCACCCATGGCCGATTTGGTCATTGGGCCAAGCACGCCGTCAACTAGCCCCGTGTAAAACCGAGTGCCGTCTGGGAATCGCTTGGTTCGTAGGTAGCTCTGGATGCCCTTTGTTGTCCATTCGCCCCATACTCCATCGGTTTCCCGGTCTCTGGAGTAGGTGCCAACGTTCTGCAAGTAATGCTGCAAGTTGACCTTATTCTGCCAGCTGAATGTGCCGTCGATGTTGGGGTCAATTGCCGAAGGATAACTAGCCATTTTATTGGCTCCGTTCTGCCCAATTTTGGGCGTTGAAAAAGCCCCGCGCCGGTTGACGCGAGGCATGAAGTAAGCCCGCCAGAATCGGTTCTGGCGGGCTAAATCTTTAGGGGTTACTTGTCGCCCTCATAGCGGGCGGGGTCGGCCTCGGTGGGCGCGTGCGGTCCAGAGACCGGGTAAGAGCCCTTGCCTTCCCGTAGCAGGGCATCGAACTCCGAAACGGCTTCACCCGTCACATTCGGGTCATTCCGCTGGGCTGCCGACAAGAACGGCGCGAACCGCTGCAGGAACGCTTCCACGCCGGGGATAGCCATAATGCGGGTGATCGCGCCAGCGGCCACCAGTACGCCGCCCACGGCGCCGGTGGCCAGCTCTGGGGACTGCTGCGCAGCTGCGGTGTAGATCAGCGGCGCGAGCGCTGCCAGGGCGATGACTGCGGCGAAGATGGTTCGGGCGGTGGCGCGCCACGGGTGCGCACCCTGGGTTGTAGTTGCTTCGTGCTTAGCCAAGATATTGACTCCTTTACTTTCCGTTTTGGGTATTCAGGTACTTCTGGAAGGCTTCGATAGTTGCCGGGCCAAACTTGCCGTCAAGCAGCCACTTCGAAGCCGGATACAGCCCCTTCTTGCGGAGGAACTGCTGCAAGGCGAGATAGGTGTAGTAACCCGGCTTGCCGTCGATTGCGCGCTTGTAGAGTTCGTGACCGTTGAGCCATTCCTGAACTGCCTTCCAGGTGTAAGTTCCCGGGTCGCCGTCAATCGCCCGCTCGTAAAGGCCGATCTGTGACATGAGGATCTGAGTAGCCTCGATGGACTTTTTGCCGAACTTTCCATCGGTCGCGAGGTTCGCGTAGTCCGTTGGGCGCTTCGAAGTCGGCTTAGGCGCTGGCTTAGGCTTCGATGTGCTGCCGGTCGGCTTCACATTGCCGATTGCACCGGCGCGAATACGGTCGGCGACACGCTTCAACAGAGTGAGACCGCCCTGCAGCTCAAAGTGCATTTCATCCTTGCGGCCTCCGTAGTCACCGCCCCAGCGAACGGACCCGCCGAGGTCCTTTAGGATTCGATCGATTGCGGCCTCGTCGGAGTTGCTGAACGTGTCCACAAGGCCGAGGCCGTGAATCGGGGCGTTGAGGTCAATCGCCCAGCCGGTCTGATGCTCGGAGGGGATACCCGCGGCCTCGCGCACGTCGCGCTTGGCATAGCCCCAAGACCAGCCCTTGATGATAGGTTCAACTTCGGAGTTGAAACGCTGGCAAAGGTAATCGAGGATTACCTGACCGTCGCCGGTGCGCACCTTGCCGGTGATCCATTTGAAGCTCACAAGCCGGGAAGAGCTAGGCTCTAGCAAATCCCAGCCGAGTCGAGAAATTGCCATTATCGCGCTCACTTTCCGCCCACTTTCGGGCATAAGAAAAGCCCCGGCGCGAATGCGTCAGGGCGTGAATAGAACCGCTCTAGGCGGCTCGGGTTAGGGTACGTATCCCGCGGGTGGTGTTGGCGGGGGTGGAGGATTGCCGAGGTTGATGTGGTTCTCTAGGCTCGCGATGTAAAGGCGGGATTTGTGCTTGTCTGCGTAGAATCCCGTAATTCTCTTGTTGAGCTTGTCCACGTCATTCGAGTGGCGCTCCTCTTGCCGTTCTAGCTTGTTGTCCAGTCGGTCGCGTTCTTCTTGCAGCTGGTCAACCAGGGCCATTTGAAGATCTGATTTGTGTTTGCGGGCAGTGATCCGCGAACCGATCATCGAACCGACTACGCCAAGGACCACACCGGCGAAGCCCAAAACGGGCGGCAACCATGTGGGCATTATTCGTCCAATCTTTTAGTGTCTGGCGGCAGTAGGCCACCTGCGAGGGTTTCCCAGGTCCGCACGTCCTCTTGGCCAAGTGACCACATCGCGAGGCCCTGCAGGCCGAAGTCGTGGACTGCGCGGGACAGCCAGTGGGCTACGGTGTGCGCGTCGGTCATGTAGACAACCGAAGCGCCGTCACGGTCTAGAACGTGCGTGCGTCCAAGCCATAGATCATGGTCAATTAGTCGATACTTGACTGCGGCGGTTTGGCCGGTCATCGCTGGAATGTCTTTCCAGTGCGCATAGACCCGATCCAAGGCGATGCCAGTCGAACGCGTTTCTTCCTCGTCCACATCGGCATTGGGCCGGAACTGGTTTTTTGTATTCCAAGTGACGCCGGTTCGCTCGATGCGCCCAAGGGTGCGGGTCTCGCCGCCGATGGTCACTTCGATGGCTTCGCGTGGCATGTATAGCCAGCCATCGCCGAGGTAAATATGGTCAATCCAGGTTGTGCCGGTGGCCCCGTATTCTGTCGGGCCGTCCTCCGGCGTGACCGAGGCTTGCAGCACCTTCGGGATCGTTGTCTCTGCCGTTGAGTAATAGACGCGGGCCGAGCCATCGCGGACGCGCAGCGCAAGCACGCGGCGCCCGGTCATTGCTGCACCGCCGACAGGCTGCGCGCCAACGTTGGTGGTGCCCAGGATGGTTGAGCCTTTGCGGAGTCGGATCGTTCCGCCGCTGGTTAGCTCGGCGGTGATTCCTCGCGAGGTGATCGACACGGTGCCAGGGGCCGCGAACTGGAATCGTGCCAGGGCGTAGAGTGCTTGGCTGCCGAAGTTGTTCGCGAAGCGCAGAGTTCCAGCGCCTCGGTATTGCCGATAGGTGTCGGTAACTTGTTGGAAGGTCCACCGGCCCGAAGGCTGCGTGTAGATCATGCCTAGCTGCGCTTCGGACGTTGCCGAGTCGTCCACGATTGTGGCCGCGATTGGTTCGCGCTGGATGATCTCCGACGTGAGCGTGTACCCAACTTTCGGCGATACGCGGTCGCCGTTGGATGACAGCACCATTTCGGGCACCATGTCGTAGGTAACGTGAGTGTCCCCCGCGGTATTGTCCGCGATGGACCACTGCGGGAATCCTGCCGGTTGCCCGTAGCGGACCGCATAGTTTCGGTTCTGGAAGATCCCCGTTGTGGTTCCAACCTGCGCGCTGTACTGCGTCGGCTCTTTCCAGTCGTAGACGTCCAAGAATCCCCAGAGCGACTGGCTGGACTCGTCGCGGTAGCAAAGCCAGCCAATGGGATGGTGAGAGCCAGAGTCGGAATAAGGGCGGGCGCCGGTGAAATACTGCCAGGCTGCGTAGTACGTGCCCGAGATGCCGCGGCGCAGTTCCCCAATATCCGAGGGGTAGGTGTAGATCTGCCAAAAGTAGCTGTAGAGCGGTAGGCCCATGCTGATTTTGGAGGGCGTGACCTGCGAGGCCGCCCATTCGTAGACCTCTTCAAGCCAAAAGCCTGGCGATACTGGGCCGGGCGCGCTGCCGGACCATGCGAAGTCGTAGGACATGATCGAAACGTGATCCAGGATCTCGCCGAGCTGCTTGTATCGCACCCAGTTCTCACCGCCCACCGAGCCGGTGGCAGTGAGTGCGGGCAGCGCGCCGGAGGCTTTCTTCCCGAGCGTGTGGGCGCGGGTGGCGACGACACGGAACACTTCCTCGGAGTCCTCCGAGCGCAGGTTTCCGCCGCTTTCCATGTCCAGATCCACGCCGTGCAACCAGGGGTACATGTCGAACATTTTGGCTTGCACTTCATCGGCCAGGTGGTTGCGGGCGGTGGCGCTGTTGCGCAGCGCTTCGAAGATCGCATAAGGCCCGTTGACCGGGTCTTCCATGTTGCGGAAGCAGCCCCACCACCGGATGTGCGGCCACTTGGCGCGGTAGGTGTCCAGCTGCGCAGGATTGAAGGTCTGCGTAAGCGTGCCCTGTGCGTTGACGCGCCAGCCGAAAATGGAAATATCGGTGATGCGGTCCCCGTACTTATCCAGCACCATGCGGATTCGGTCAGTCCAGGACAGGCCGACCCAGCACCAAACGTTCGCCATCAGAATCTCTCATTCCACATGAGCCGAGCGTGTAGCCGGTTCTCAATGTCTGTTCGCAGGGTCAGATCTTGCCGCTCGGTGATGATCGGTGCGCGGCCCCAGCCGTCCGTCGCGTCGTGAGATTTCGCGTCGGCGTGCGCGCTGCCGCTCAGCGCCCCGAAACGGTATGAACCTATGGTGGTTTGCCCGCTGGCGTTTTCGACCAGCAGGCGGACCGGGGCGGCCTTGTCCGCGTTGGAAAGCGCGACGACAGTAAGGCCAGGATTTACCACGCCGTTTCGGAACTGCCAGCGCCCCGGCGTCGTGCCGACTTCGCGAGGATTAGGCACAACGCCCGTAGGCAGCTCGCCGGGTTGCAGTTGCACGTCGGTAATGCGCACGGCGGCAGACGTCGGAATGTCGGTGGCGGTAATGCGCAGCTTGATCGAGGCAACCGGCTTGGCTGCATAAATCGGCTGTTGCAGGCGCATCAGGTCACCACTTGCTGATAGGTGATTCCGATATTCAGCCACGCGTTCACCGGCGAAGATGCCGGGCCGTAGCGCGAAGCCCCGACCCTTCCATCTGCCGTCACAAGAAGGGAGAACCTGTCATTATTCGAAGCTTGGGAAACGAAAGCCAACGTGGTGTTGCCCCCAGGCTCCATACCGGCAGGAAGCTTTCCAAACACTCGGCCCGCCCCTGAATCAATGTAGCCAGCAGTCAGCAACCGCATCGCCCCGGTGATCGTCACAAAGCCTGCCTTCTTGACCGCCCTAGGCTCCTGACCGGCAGCATATGCCGCGAAATTGGCTGTGTCCGTCAACGTGACCAAACCAGATGTTACCGCCAGGTCGGACTCGATAACCGACAGCCTGTTTGCGAGTTCCGAAGACAGCTTGGGCGACGTCACCGAGGCATCGGCAATGTGCGCCGTGTCCATGGTTGGGATGCGCGCCAGGGCAAAGACGCCCGAGGTAGTTTGTGCTGCACTGTGCGTGTGGGAAGTGTTCGCCTTACCGGCCAGCCCACTGGACAGCGCCGCATTGGTCGCATAATCGCCCGCCGCCTGCTTGCCATCCAAGGCAGCCTGCAGGCCCGACACCTGCGCAATGCTGTGCGTGTGCGACATCGGCGGGAACTGCGACGGCTTACCAAGGATCTCGTCCCAATACACAGGACCACCTCCGCCCACATCATCGCCAGTCATTCCAGCCGCCCACGGCAGTTCCGTCGTGTGCGGAATCCAGCCGGAGGCAGCCCCGCCAGGTTGCAGCATCACATCGGTTACGGTGACGCTTGCGCCAGGCGGAAGGTTGCGCGCCGCCACACGCAGTTTCACGGTGGCGGCGCGGCCCGATAGATTCAGAGATCCTTGCATCAGAACCTCCTAGCCGAGTTCGATATTTACTGTTTCCGTGCTGCCGTCCTCATAGGTGATTTCAGCAGTCGCTTTGAGGTCCGGCACCCAGCCCGCAGGCCCGTCCGAAACTACGTCAAGGCTCAGCGCGTAGGCTTGCCGGTTATCGGGCTGCACCGTCTGCTCGATCCACCGATCACCAGAGCCGGAGAATTCGACCGCATAGTCGCCGGTTCCATTCCCTGGCACTACCTTGGCGCCGAAGTTCGCCCAGTGCGCCAGCTCGTTGTCGAACCGGCTGTTCAGCAGCAGATTGAACGGCACCAGGTCGAAGGATGAAGCGCCCGCGCCGGTGTCCAGCACGCCCGCGTCCTCCGCGCTTGTGCCGCCCAGCTCGCGCAGCTTGGCAGACAAGGTAATTTTCGAATTGGCCGGGCGAACCAGGTCATATTCGAGCTTCACGATTCGTTGCTTTTCGCGGATCCCCACCTCGGGGTCAACGACGATCACGAAGTCCCCGGCGGCGAACCGGTCAAGGTCGCTGCCGGTCTTGGCCGACATGTCCGACACCGTGACCTCATACGAATACGAAGGCTTGGAACGGTTCGCCAACGTCGCGTTAGCCATCGAAAGCATCGTGAACGGAGAAGTTCCAGATTTGAAATCGTAGGTGGCTTCGCGGATCTCCCCGGTGTAGTCGAAGTTCTCGACATACGGTTTGCCGTTGTTCACGTTGGCGATGGTCAGGCCCTCGGCGTTTTTCGCATAGATGCGAGTCACTAGCGAAGTGGTATCTTCGATGCGCTTCGAATTGGTCAAGTTGCGACCGTAGAAAAACGCAGTGCCGTCGTCTTTGCCGGACTTGGTGACCAGCGAGACGCGGCGGTTTACGTTATCGAAAATCAGGTCGCCGCCGTGGTTGTCGGCCACGGTGCGCAGCAAGGCCAGCGGGTTAGTGTTCTCGATTGTGTAAGTCCGCTGCGTCGTCACGTTAGCAACGTTCAAAGTCCAGCCGGTGCCAGCCAAGGCCAGCAGCATAACATCGCCCGCAGTGACTTGCCGGAACTCCTGCGCTGGGATCTGCCCCGCATAGGCCAGGTCATAGAACCGGGCCTGCGCGTAAACATGCTTCAGCACTTGGCGCCCTTGGCGTTCGGTCGTGATTCGCCGTGTCCGGTACCGCTCCCCTGCCACTTCAATGACTCGTTCGCTTTTGATCGCTTCAGAGAGCTTGTGATTGACAGGGATCGCGAACTCGAGGAAATCTTCGCCGTTCACTTCGGATGTGATCACTGCGGCGGTCGGGTCGATGATGACATGTTCCGGCAGGCTTTCGCCCCAAAGAATGATCGGGGCGTCTGGATACCTCGGAGGTGATCCAGGATCGAACTCACGGGCGGTTACCTGCACCGTGAAAGACTGCTGCACCTGCCGGTCCAAATCGTCGGCCAACGTCACGGTGACCAAGGCCGAACCGACCGCGAAGCTTGAAGCTACCGACAGCACGCCGTCAGTAATAGACGCGGTGACCAGCTCGGGCGCGTTGACCGACCACCGCGGCGTGCCTTCCACCGTGTAGGTAAGTGGAAGGTTCAGCAGTGCGCCTTGCTCCATGGACTGGTCTGGAATGTCTACCAGTGTTGGCGGCGGGCCGGTTGGCTCGGTAATGGTGATGCCGGTGAAGGCTTCGCCGTTTCCCAGTGGCACAGCCCAGCGCAGCAAGCCAGTGAAGCTTGCCGGTAGCGTCTGCCCCGAACTCCATGTGGCGCCTTCGTCTGCCGACCAGTAGGCGGTCGACCCAGCCGGGGCACCCTGCACAATGGGCTGTTGGGTCCAGCTCACACGCTCGGCGCCGGTGGACAAGGTGCGGGCGTTGACAGCGGTAACCGACGAATCGGAAACGTTGAAATATGCCTCCTGCGTGGCCGTCTGACCGTCGGCCCACAGACCTAGCGCCATCTGGTCAGCGAACTTAGCCAGGTCGAAGGATTCCAGCGGGTGCGCCACAATCGCTTCGTCAAAGGTGCCACCGGTCCAGTAGTTCGCCGTCTGCAAGCTGAAAATATCAAGGTTCGCAGTCGATGCAGTATTCGGCGGACCGCTCAAAGCACGCGCAGGGCCAAGCCACGATGCCTTCGTGTCCGCGTTGACGCTGAACATGCGCGAAGTTTGCGCGCCGATATCCAGCAGCATTCCGACGAACTGAAAGCCGAGGGTGCCCGTCCAAGGCGTGTCCTCGTACTGTGTCAGCACGGACGCGCCGCCTGCGCCGTAGACGTCGTGCCGGATGCGTTGCGAGGCGCCAGCCGTGGACATGTACACCAGCGGCGAAGATCCGCCACGGGTGCTCATGAGTGGATTGAAGCCCATCGTGTAGGACTGCCGGACCCAGAGGCCAATGAGCAAGCGTCCAGCCGAAGGCCACAAGCCCGCGAAGTTAGGCAGCTCGAAACGGCCCTTATTCGTTGCCGGGTCCACCGTATTGAGACCCATCTGCAGGCCCCATTGGCCCGCAGCATAACCGTCATTCGGCCCGCCTGGGATTCGCTCCCACATGCGCGATGGTGTCACCGCGTCAGCGTAAAACGCGCCGTTGTCGGGGTCGATGCGCTGCAATGCCACAGGATTGAGTCCGGGGAAATTCAGCGGGATCTCTCCCGACCACATGAAACGGTTATCCCACATGCGGGCACCTCCTATTTACGGCGATAGTTCGGGTACAGGTTGCGCGTTCCAGCTGGCGCGCCGACACAGGCCACAACGGCCAACGCCCCGCGCTGCACCGTTGGCTGGTCGAAATGGCTCATGTACGGGGTCAGCAGTTCGACCCGTTGCCCCGAGCTGTTGCGGATGTAGAACTCGAAATTTTCGTAGTCCAGAACAGCGGTTCCCGACGTCGCTTTCGGCTTAGCGACGACTACGGAAAAGCTGCCGATAGTCACCGCCGTTTGAGCGCCTGCCGGGAACTCCACCGTTGGATGGCAGGCAGTGTTGCCGCGGGAATTGGTGAAGTTCACCGTTGAGGTAAACGGGATAACCTGCGGTGTGGATTCCACCGCCTCGGCTGTGCTTCCCACGGTTTGGAAAGCTACCGTTGCCGTGAGCTTGAAGCCGACGCCGCGGCGCCAGTAGAGCCGTGACCAGCGGATTTCGCTAGAGGCCATGACCTCGCGCCAAAGCCAGCCGGTTTCCTGCTCCACCACCAGATCCCGCGGCCCCGCTTCGGGGTCCAAGGCGCCGATGAAGTTATCACGGCGCAGGAAGGTTTCTTGCGGTGTGGGGCCGGAAATATCCACCAGGAACTCGAACTCCGTGTGGGTTTGAGTCGCAGCAGATAGGAAGCGGCCACCGTTCGGAATGTCCAGGGTTTCCAGCCCGAGGCCGCCGAGCGAAGGCCACTCGGTGAGAGTGGCCTCCACTCCGGCAAGGACCGCAGTGTCGATAGCCCCAAATTTGAAACTCACGAAACAGCACCTCCAAGGTTGACTTGTCCAAGCGCTGCGCCTGCGCGCTGCACCCGGGCGAACAGATCCTGCCCGATGCGGGTAATGTCCGAATCGTCGCGCACAACCAAATCGCCTTGAATGACCAGCTGGATTCCTCCGCCGGCCAACGCGCCGCCAAGTCCGCCTCCAGCCGCGCCGGTCGCCGTTGCTTCCACGCTGCTGGACAGGTCCAGGCTTTGGGCTTCCTTCAAAGCCGACTTGCCTACACCGGCCACAGCGCCTTCCACATCGCTGCCTGAGCGCTCGATGCCGATGGCCCAGCCTGCGCCGACCTGTTCGCCGATCTCGTCGCGGAATAGACGCGACGGCGAGTGGATGCCCAGGAATGACTTGGCCTTGTCCACGGCCCCGGATACGACGTTGCTAATCGCTCCGCCGACCGCTCCGGCCATGTTCTTGATGCCGTTGATCAGGCCTTGGATCATGTTCTTGCCGATGCCGAGCAGCTGGCCAGGCAGGCGAGACAAGAAACCGAGGATCTGGCCCGGCAACGCCCGGAAGAATCCGAGCACGCTTTGAACGCCAGAGGACACTGCCGAAGTGATGTTAGACCAGGCTCCGCGCAGGAAATTGCCTATCGCGCTCCACATCGCATTCCATGCCGAACGGATGCCGGAAAGCACCGAGGAAATACGCGAAGCAAGGCTAGAGAGCGAACTACCAACGCCCGAGGTCATGTTCCGCCAGACATTGTTCAGGAAGGTTTTTATCCCGTTCCAAATGTTGGTGAAAATGCCCTTGATGCCGGTTAGCGCGGCGCGCACACCGCCCACCATTTTGCCGACGATCCACACGTTGATGAATCCCCAAATGGCCTGCACGGCGCCGGAAAGCATCTGCTTGATGCCTTCCCAGATCATCTTCCAATTGCCGGTAAAGACGCCCTTCAAGAACGTAACTAGGCCATTCAAGAAGGTTGTTACGCCCTGCACCATGTCGCGGATTCCGTTGACGAATTGCTTCACGAATGACGCGACGATGGTCGCGACAACCTGAATCACAGGACCGAGGACTGCCGCGAGAATCTGGATCAGCGGGCCGATGGCCGAAACGACAGCCGTCACCGCTGGAATGATGCTCGCGATAATCGGAACTAGCGCCTGGATGATCGGCGCGACAGCTTGAATCGCGGTCATGAGCATTTGCCCCAGTACCGGGATCAGCGGCATCACCGCGTTGAGCAGTTGCGTAACGATAGGTGCCAGAACGGAAATCGCCATGCCCAGCACCGGGCCGAGCTGCGCGGCCAGTTGCCCCGCAAACGTCGCCAGGGTGCCGAAGGCTGCGGCCAGCGCTGGCAGCGCCGGGCCAATGGCTGCGATGCCTGCCGCCAGTCCATCGAACAGGGCTGTTAGCCCGGTGGCAAAGACCGGCTGGGACAACGCCCCGGCCAGCTGCGTGAGCAGTCCGCCGATGGCTTGCCCTGCGGTTTCCATGACTCCGGCGATGGTTGGCGCCAGCGCGACGAACATATCGCCGATAGGCCCTAGCGCTGCGCCAATGGCCGACATGCCCGCAGACGCGCCCGTAAAGAACGTAGTGAGCGCGCCTTGGAATGCTGGCCCGTTGATGATCTCCGCGATGCGCGCCAGGGCGCCAGCGAACACGGTTAGCCCGTTGCCGCTACCCGCTGCGTTCGCTGCATTGATCAGGCCGCCCAGAATGGACGTTACCGAGCCGATGATGGACCCAAGGGTTTTGAGCGCGGCAATGCCGTTATCAATCCATTGGGTCAGATTCCCGTTGGCTGCGTTTGCTTGCACCCACCCGTTGAACTGCTTGGAGATGTTCGCGAAGCCCTGCGCCATGCGAGGCAGGTAAGCGCCGCCGACGATCCCCAAGGTGGTGAACGCCTGCACCAGTGGCGCCATGGCATTCTTGGCGATGTTGATCGACGTCGTGAGATTGCCGAATAGCGTGTTGAGCGTGTCCTGCGTCAGTGCTGCGGTTAGCGAATTGGCAAGTTCAGCAGTGAAGCCGCCCAAGGCCGTGGATACTTCGCGCAGCCCCGAGGTTGCCCGAGGCAGAACCGTGTTCACGAAGTCCTTAATTGGCGCGGTGGCCTTGCCCCAGAAGTCTTGCGACATTTGCTTTTGCAGCTGTTCGAAAGATCCTTTGAGGCTTTCCAGCTGCGTGGCGCCATCCTTCAAGACCGTTGAAAGGACAATCACGGATGTGCCAATTGCTGCATAGAGCGCAGGGATGACCAGGCCAGCGCCAGCGACGGCGGACAGGCCGCCAGCCAGCGCCAGAACGCCTTGCAGCGACGACAGGCCAGCGGCGCCGATTCCGGCGATGCCAAGCGACACAAGGGCGATTTTCGGCAAGGACCGGTCTAGGTTCTGCAATGAAGTGCCCAAGTTGCGAATTCCGTCGCCGATCAGACGTGCACCAGACAAGGCGGCCAGCTGCGTGGCGACCATCTTCAAGGGCTTGGAATTCAGCTTGACGTTCAGTGGAACGATGCGAGGGCGCGTGATGGCGACAAGCCGTGCGCTGGCCATGCCTGTGTCGGCGTCGGCATTGATTGTCGCCGTGCGCTCGTCGGCAAGGTCGTCTAGGTCCCGTTCAGCGCTGCGCGTGTTCACGTCAAGATCAAGATCCAGGCGTGTGCCTGCCATCTTTGCGCGAAACTTGTCGATGGAATCCTTGGCTTTGGACAAATCCACGCCAAGCTTCATCGGCATGGTTTTCTCGGCTCGGTCAAGAACCTTTTTTAGATCGCGCCGGAACAGCTGCGAGTTGGGGACTACTCGGACGCCGATCTGTCCACGCTCATTGGCCATGCGTAGCCCCCTCTATTTAGTTATTGATCTGCGCCGCCAGTCGAGCTGCTGGGAAATCAGCTATTGACAGCGAGGCGCGTTGCTTGACCACTGGGGCCTGTTTGAAGTGCTTAGTATTCGGCTTGCGGTTAGCCGAGATCTGGGCGTGAGTACCAGACATGTTGTAGAGGTCGCGCAGCTCGTGGACCTCGGGCGAGTATCCAAGCCACTCCCAGCCGCGAAGCTCGGCGCGAAGCCGAGACATTGGCTCGTCCATGAGACGACGGATGAACACAAAGACGCGGCGGACGGAGAGCGTCCCCCGGAACACGTCGGCCAGGTCTAGCCGGTAGAAGTCCCAGAGGTCGCCCTCCAACGCGTCGCCCGTCGAGTCGATTAGCTGGGCGAGCCGGTTTATTCCCCCAGGAGGCTCACGAAGGAAAAGACCGTTTCGAGGTAATCCGTAAGGTTGAGGAATTCGAGCTTGTCCCGCGATTCATCGTCCACGGCGTAGGTCTGTGAAATGCCCTTGGCAAAATCGGCCATTTCGCGCAGCGCGGCAGGCTCGATGTTTTCCAGGTCCAGGCCCTCGGCGTCGAAATACTTCTGGAACACGACGGCACCGGCGAGGATCGCCAAGCGCTCATAGGCTCGGATCTGCCCGACAGGGCGCAACAGGTCCAGGTGCTCGGTGTTCTGTTCGATGGCTTCAGTTGCCAGCTTTTCGGATGCGGCGGGGGTGTTTGGCGAGGTGGTCACGGTGTGCTCCTAGAAAATTTTGGGTGCGAGGTAGAAGGGAAAAGCCGTGCACTAACCGACCTCGCAACGGTCAGCGCACGGCAGCAGTTAGACGCGATTAGCCAGCTGGCGGGGCCGCGTCGAAGGATGGATGGAAGAAGCCGATTCGGTCGCCGGTGGTTTCATCGGACAGAATCGAGCCGGACAGCTGGATCTCAAACAGGTTCTCGATGTCGATTTCTGGGGCATCACCCAGCGCCATCGGAGTGTTCGGCATGTAGACGCCCATGCGCCCGGTGCCGTCAGCCATCAGGATGAAAGCGGCCTTGTCGATGGTCGCGTCGTTGCCAGGCACCCAGTAGGCGCCGTCTCGGACCTCGCCGCCAGGAAACGCCATATCCATGGTGGTCTTGTCCACCTGTAGCGAGTTCACGGTCCAGCTCCAAGTGGATGGCTCGCGGGATTCCTTGATGGCTGCATCCCACCAGGAGCCGAGCTGCGAAGCTTCGCCGCCGTCCTTGGCCAATGCCACGGTGTTCTCTCGCGAGGTGTGGCCCATGCACTCCCAGTTGGGGAAAGTGGCGGGGTCTCGCGGGTCCACCGTTTTGTAATTCGGTGGTGTAGTTCCTGGCTCTGCGAAAAAGACTGTTCCGCGCCCAGGAAGGAAGGTTGCGCCTGCATTCATGCCCATGGCGTGCTCCGTTCTATGGTTGTTCTGGTTTCACTCGGAGAGTGATTTGGAAGTTGAACTGGGTAAAGGTCGCGACGTTGGGCGTCGCTGTAGGGCGCGGGGACCGGATAGGCAGCGTTGCGACGTCCACGGTGGACACGAAACCCCTGCCGGGCACGTGCTGGCCTTCCAGCCCGATAATGTGCCCGAACACGTCGTCCGCGAATTGCTTCGCTGTGCCCCGTTCTCGGCTGAGTACGACAACGGCCACGATGTAGACCTGCGCGAGATTGAAAGCGGCGTTGCGAATGGGGTCGCCATCTACGGTGGACAGCAGCACGGCCCGCTGGCTGTTGCCAACGTCGGTATCAGTGGACAACTCCACCAGTGTTCCGGCTGGCACCACGTCGCGCAGCGCAGCAATAAGCAGCGCTTCAGGATCGACAAGGCTAGACACCACGCGCCCCCGCAGCTAGAGCCTTGCCGAAGGCGTGCACGCCGTCCACGAACTTGCCGTCTGGCGTGGTGTGCCCGAACTCTTTCGAGATGGCCTGAGGATCATCTGAATAGATGATGTAGTCCTTGACCTGGCCACCGCCTCGCGCCGTTTTGATCGACCGCAGAAAGTCGCCCGAGTCTTGGTGCTTGGCGGCCTCGGCCTTGGCGGTCGATTCCACGCGCTCGGCGGTTTTCTTCATCAGCGGATCGTCGGCGGCGATTACTGCCGCCGCCTTGGTCGCGGATTTGTAGACCTTAGCCATCAGTTCCCACCGCCCTTAGAACGACGTCATCGTGAGCGGTGCGCGGCGACATTCGATAACGCCGAGGTGCGCCCACTTGCTCGTATTCGGTGCCTTCGAAAGTCACCCGTGTGTGAGGTCCGAACGGCCAGCGGCGGCAGATGAAGAGGAAAAGCTCCTCCACCTGCCGCCCCTGTTCGTCTTGCTCGGCCACGGTTTGGATTTGGAAGGCGCCGCGGACCTGCACCGGGTCGCCTTCTGGTCCCCATGTCGTGCCATAGGTGTCTTGCGTATTGCGGGCGTAGGGCTGCGCGGTTACCTCATGGGGAGGGTTATATAGCAAACTCACCAGTAAAGCCCTCCCCCGAAGCGCTTAGCCGCGTAGCCGTCCACCTTCGGCGCAATGCTCACCAGCGAAGGGCCAGCGCCGAGGCGTTCCCATTCGCGGTCCAGAATGTCCAGCAGGCCCGAGGCAACTTCGAAATTCAGTGAATACGAATAATTGCCTTCGGATTCCTGCCGGTAGGCGGAAGGATTGCGGAAAATTCGCGCAATCGCTTCCGCCTCGGTCAAGACGACTAGCGCCTTGAACTGGGGGTCACTTGCCGCCCGCGTCAGCAGATCCGGCAGGCGACTTACCAGCAGCGTTTCGGCCCGATCCAGCAGGCTTGCGACGTACTGGCTTTCGCTCTCCGTCAGCGTCCGCATTAGCGACGTCTCCACGTCCTTCGAGTTCGCCAGCGACATTCGCGCTCACCTCCTGGTCTGCATCAGCTGCGGCGCCCTTGACCTGGGCTTCGGTACCGTCGGCCTGCGCCTCGGTGTTGGCCGTTCCGTCGGCTTCCGCCGACTCTTGGCCGGTGTCGTCGCCCTTTTCGCCGTCAGCGTCCGCATTAGCGGAATTGGTGACGTCCTGCGATTCGATGGCGGTATCGGCTGCGCCAGCTACGCCGATCAACTCCCATTCGCTGCCGAGCATGGAGGGGTCCGCGCAGGACACCACCACGCCGTTAGCGCGATTCCGTAGCCGCGGCATTACGGGGTCACCACCGGTGCGGTTTCGTAGGCGGCGAAGTCGGCTGGGTCCAGATACCAGCCAGCTTCAAACTCCACGCGGTACAGGATCATGTTTTCCTGGAAGGCGTGGTGAGTCGTGCCGTCTGCGGCGACCCACGAAGCCTGCTCGGAACGATCCAACTGGAGGTTTTCGGAGAAGCCCCAGCGCAGCTTGGACCAGTCACCCACAAAGCCCTTCACGTCCGTGGCGGCGGATGCTCCGACGCGACCGGCGACGGTACGGCCAAATGCGGCAGTCAAGCCGCCGAAAGTGGCGGTTGCTGCGGCCAGGTTAGGCATTGGCGAAGATCCGCCAGCCGGTGCGAGCTGCTGCTGCGAGGCCAGCAGAACGCGGGTGCGGTAGCGCGAATCGAACGCGAAGCCGTCCGGGTCGCTCTCGCCCGCCGAGGCCAGGTCGTACCCTGCAAGGAACTGCGGGACAAGATCCTTGGTCTCGTCCAACTCCACGCGGCTAGTGGTCTGGTTGACGTGTGGCAGTGCGCCAGGAATCAATGCGCCGCTAATTGCGGACTTGCCGTAGAAGATGCCGAAGTCCAGCTGGCGGGCCACAGCGTTGATCATGTCCTGTTGGACGGTCTCCAACATCTGCGCAGGGTTAGCGCGGGCCGCTTCCTTCGAAACAGCCAGCAGTCCAGCGAACTTGTTAGGTTCGATGCCCTTGAAGGTCATTGCTACATCGCTCGCAGGCTTGCGACTAGCTTCCGCGGTGTAGCCGACTTCGAAGCCACCCTCGTAAATCGGGATGACCTTGCCGTTAGTTGGCAATGGTTCGGAACTGGACAGCTTGCCTACTACGGACTCCTGGAAGCCCTTGCGTAGCGTGGCGGAGGCCCATTCCTTGGGCAGTTCGACGGCGAGGCCGTCAAGGGTTACAGCCATTGTGTAACGCCCCTTTCTTTAGAATCCGAAGAACTGCTCGGCGAGCTGTTCAGTTTCGGTCTTGGTTGATTTCTGATTCGACGCGGCGGCCTGCGCCGGGTCAGGGAATGGACCCTTTTTGCCGCGCAACTCCACAAGGGAATCGGCGATCCCCTCCCACGCCTCGGCGTTATCGCCGGTTAGCAGCGGGAGAAACTTGGTTTCGTCCAGGCCGCGAGTAGCCAGCAGCTTGGACTTGATTGCGGTCTGTTCGGACTCCTTGCGCGCCTTCAAGTCCGCTTCGAGCGCTGCAATGCGGGCCGCTTGGTCCTGCGCTGCTGCGTCATCTTCGGCGGCCTTTTCCTTGGCCGCCCGCGAAGCGCGGATCTCGGCCTGCGCCCAGTCGGGCAAGGCTTCGAGCTTGTCCGCGCCGCCCGCATCGCCTGCGGGCTTCGACGGCGCAGCAGGTGCGACAGGTGTTGCGGTTGCGGCTTGGGCGGCTGGCGTGGCCGGCGCTGCTGGCGCTTCGGGCTTGACGCCTTCGCCTGCAGTCGCCGTTGCGGTGCCTGCGCCCGTATCTCCGCTGGGTGCTGTAGTTCCAGACATGTTTTCGCCTCCTGGCAAAGAAAAAGCGCCCTGTGAGGGGCGCGTTGGTTGTTAGGCTGCGATGGCCGGGATATGCACCGGTTCATCGTTGGATTCGGCATCGGCCAAAATGTGGTCGAGGGCCTGCAATATGGTCAGCGCGGGGTCGTCATCGTCTGCGACTTTTCGCACCGCCTTGTCGTAAAGGGCTTCGGCTGCGCGGACTTGCTCCCACCCTTCCCAGGTGGACCGGTTGGCAACCATGACCACCGCGCAGTCGCAATGGTCGTGATAGCTGTTGATCCAGCCGGTAGCGTCGGCCCACTTCGCAGCAGCGGACATTTGCCCGCCTGCGGCGGCCGAGGAATAGACCGGGCCACGGGACGCGAGCATGATGCAGAACGCGCAGTTTTCGTTACCGGTCAGGACTCGCGCCCATGCCGGATACTCGGGCGCGGCGTCTAGCTCCGCGTCCAAGTCCGACCATTGCGCGTCCAAGTCGTCCGTGCTGCTGCGGTTGTCCAGGTCCTCGGTAATGTCCTCCACTGCCGTGATTACCGCTTGGCGCGAGGCCATCCGCACATGCGATTCCAGCCGGTCGGCCACGGCATCCCAGGGGGCATTGCCGCGCCAGTTCTCCCGAATGACCGTATTCACGGACTCGGGAGAATACCCGGGGTTGGAAGGCTCGGGCGGGCGGTAGCCGGAAACGATGGCTTGTTCGACAGCGAATTGAGCGCCGACGTTGAAAGCCTGGGCGCGTGCTTGGAGGGTCAGCTCCCAAAGGGACTGCGCGAAATACTCCCGCGCTTCGTCTGCGTTCTCAGCCGGTGCCGTCCGCATCACTTGAAGGATCTGGGGCCGAAACACTCGCAGGATCGCTTCGAGCGCTTCCAGCATCGCCGGTATTAGCACGGTTCACCGCCCTTTGCCGTGTGCCTGTCATGGTGGTTTCCCGGTCGTCCTCGCGCTGGCGCTGTGCCGGGGTGAGGTCCAAGAAATCGCGCATCGTGCGGGCGCCAATCGCTCCCGCCTGGAATGCCTGCAATGCCATCGACTGCTGCGAGGACTTGGAAGGCGTGGCCACATCGCGCCACACCGTTTCCAGCGATTCCAAGCCATCCACGCTCTTTTCGGCGACCTTCAAGACCAGGCGTGCAAGATCTTCCAGGGCGTCGCCGAACATAGACTGCTTGGCTTCGCCCTTCGAACTCAGGCGTTCCTTGGCGACTCGCATCGCTTCGGCGCTGGCCGGGTTGTCGGTTGTGATGCCGAGCATGGAAGGAGGAATGCCCGTAGCTGCCGAAATGATTTGTGCATAGAGCTTGAATGAGTTGATCAAAGGATCAAGCGATGCGCCGTTGAGCTGCTGGACCTTGCCGCCTTCAGGCCCCAAGTTCAGATAGCCCATGTAGGCTTCGAGCTTGGATTGGCCGGAGGCCTGCAAGGCCTGTGCGATGCCGTCTGCGAAGATCCACCGCTTGGGCATCACTTCAAGTTCCTGGGCAACCTGCATACCGGTGAGCGTGCGCGAGGCGCCGTCCGCCAGCTTCATGGTGTCGGCCATTTCGGACCGGCCTGTGAAATCGGTAATGCGGGACTTGTTCCACATCGGCACAACCGTGATTTCGTCAATCCCCGTTTCGCGGGATTGCTCTTCGTCTAGCACCCATTGGCCCTGCGCGTATTTGTAAACGTCGATCTTGCCCGGCGTGTAGTGCGACATGCGGCGGCCCAGCTTGTCCTCGGACGTTCGCCAGCGCACAAGCGCCTCTGTGGGGCGGCCCATCCAGTCATAATCGACGGTCACGTTACAGCGCGGGTGAACGGTAATGCGCGGGACCGGTTCGCCAGGGCCGACGATGAAGAACGCGCCGCCCTGCACTAAGGAATCAATGATCGCCATTCGAATGGCTGTATCCATGCGGTTGACCTGGAAAGCGCGCTTCAAGTAGGCCAGGCGCTCGTCGTCGCTGTTCTCACCCAGGGTGAAGCCCACAAAAGTGAGCACCTCGGCCAAAACATCGACAGCAAGACGTGGGAACGGTGCCACCAATTCGAGTACGCGAACCTCGGGCGGAATGTTCACGCCCAGAGCGTCAAGCCGCGTTTTGCCGTCGTAATAGTCGTCGTACTTCTTGGCTTCATATGCGGACGGCAGCTGTTGGCGCAATGATTCAAAACTCATAGGAATGCCCAACCTCCCTTCTTGTTGCGGTCTTTGTATTCGTCAGATTCGAGCAGCAGGCGGCGGACCATGCGGGCGCCGATCATGCACACAGCGGCGTCAATCTTGTTCGGAGATCCTGGGGACTCTTTCTTGACCATTTCCAGCCCCCTTGATTCCTTGATTCGGCAGTTGCCAACGTGGCGCGATAGGCGCCAATCTCCGTCGTGCGTAAATTCGCCGTCGCGGATCTCAGACAGGCAAAGCTCAGTGGCTTGGCCGAACATGTAGTTATGCGTTCCGTTGCGCATGTCCCAGGCGATGGCCTGCGGCAGCTTGCCGCCACGGACCGCCCATAGAATCAGGTCGTCTTTGTAGCGCCCCGGCCACAAATTCTTCGTGTAGGACTCCCACTCGCGAACGTCCGCATAGAAGGCCAAAACGTTGTAGTCCTTCATGGCCTTGTTCACGGTTGTGTCCACGGCCTCGGCGTCGATGATCTCGCCCGCAGCCGGTTCCCAAACACCCAAGGTGAATACGTGGCCATCACTCACGCGGCAACCAATTAGCGCGGTGTGGTCCTTCGACTTCGAGCCGTCGAAGAAAAGCACCACTTCGTCGCCGTCGTTGTCCTCGGTGCGTTTTTGCACTTCCACATCTGGATCCGCCAGGGCCGTCCATTCCTGCAACGTCACCCACGCGCCCTCGGCTGCGTTCGGCTGGTTCAGGAAGAACCGGCGAGCGCGGGATTCGGGATAGGCCGGGTTCCAGATCTGGTTGCGCATGGCGTCGATCTTTTCTTCGTTCACCCATACGCAGTCGGCGTAGACGAAACGCAGCGCCTCGGTCAGGCTCATTTCGCCTTCGGCTGGGGTGTCGTGCAAGACCACGTTTGCCGGTGCCACCACAGCGTCGTAAAGGATCGTCTGAGTGGACCGGGTTTTGCCTTCCTGCTGCTGCACCCATGAATCGAAAGTGGACTCGGCCACCGAGGATTCGCCCGGCTGATAGGCGTTCTCCGTTTGAAGTACGCGGGCGCCGGTCTTGGCGCCGTTCTGGATCAGCGTGTCCATGAGGTCGGGGCCGCCGTTGCCGGGGGTCCAATGCTCGGTTTCGTCACCGATCATAAAGCTAGCTTCGGCGCCTTCGGCGGTTCCTGCCGATGACGTGATTTGTTCCAGCTTGCCGCCCTCGGGCGTCTCAATGTAGGTCTTGCCGGGGTCCAAGTTGTATTTCTTGCACAGCGGGGACCGCTTGTTGGCCATGGCGCGAACCATGCGCATGGTGTTGGCGGTCTGGCGTTCCGAGGTGGCGGCAATCTGCACCAGGGGCATGGATACCGGCATGCCGGATACGCCGCCCGGCCACTTGTTGCGGTCATCCTCAAATTGCTTGACGCGAACCGGACCGAGAAGTTCCAGCAGGGCCATGGCCGCAGCAAATGGAGACTTGCCGGACCCCTTGGCCAGACGGCGCACGCCGCGGTTATGCAGCCAGCGGCCTTGCTCGTCTACTGCGTAGAACCACAGGATGAAACGGGCCTGGCCAATGGTCGGCGTGAAGGGCTGCCCGGCGCGAGGGCCGTTAGGCTGCCGGAGGTTTTCCTCCATCCATGCCAAGCACTCATAGCCCAGCGTGTATTCGGGCACGCCCGAAGGCATGGTTATGGTGCGTTCGGCAGGAGCTAACCGAGCTTCTGCTTCCACTTGTCCATCCTCGTCACGTTCTCGTCCTCGCCCTCGTCCGCTTGCTTGCGGTTGAGTTCCACCTGAACGCGGCGGCGGTCGCCCTCAGTCAGTAGGAGCGACGACAGGGCCGACATGATGGAAGCGAGCATTTGCCCAGAGCGGACGCGGGCAAGTTTGTAATAAGAAAGGTCGTCGCACAGCGAGTAAGCGATAGCCCAGTCCGATGGCTCATAGAAGCGAGCTTGGCCGGACTTCTCTAGCGACTCCCAAAGGTCCTGCGCGATGGGATGCCACTCGGGGTCAGCGTCAGGGATGACTACTTCGCCATCGAGATCCACCGATGTAACCGCCTGCGCTTCATCCTTGGAGCGGTGGCCGTTGCGGTCGCCGGAACGTTTCGGAACTGGTCCGCGAGTACCCATAACGGCACCTCCAATCGGCAAGGAAAGCGGCCCGAGGTAGGCCAGGATCGACTTGAAAACTCGGGCGGAATCTGAGGCCCTAAACGCGTAGCGGGCAACTAGGGGGCGGGCAGGGGTTGCCCCCCTCCCATGTTTTGCCTAGTCAGTGCGGTTTTAGAGTAATCCGGGGTGTTTTGGTGGTTTTCGCCAGGGTTTTGGGCCTCGTTGGCGTCGGCCTTTGTGTACTGCGTGCCCGCCTTCTGCTGATGATTTGGCTTTGTGGCATGGTGTGCACAGTGATGTGAGGTTCCAGTCTGCGTGGTTGTCGCCTGCTGCGATGTGGTCCACTTGGTTGGCTGGCTTACCGCATTTGGTGCAGGTGTTGCGGTCGCGTCGTAGTATGCGCGCTCTGATGGTTGGCCAGTTATCGGGTAGCCGGTCCTTGCGGTTGCTGTTATCCCATGCCATGCGCTCACCTCCCGTTATTCACACTGTGTTGGTATGCTGTTCATGGCAAGTCAATTACTGAGCCTGCGGGCAATATGGGCTGACAGGGTGGGGGATTCTCGCCGGTAGAGATGTAGACCCAGTGCTGCTAAGCCGATCACCTGACGAGGTGGTCGGCTTTTCTAATATTCGTCCAACAAGTTCCACCTTTAGCGGGCAAGTCCAAAACAAAGAAAGACGGTCACTAGATGACCGCCTTCTCTGATTTCTTTACTTGAAAAGCATTGTGCTTCCGAGATCCTGAATTCTTGTTGGACTACGCATGATCAATCCTGCAGGCGTACTCTCTACAACCCCTTCGGCTACGACTGTTTCATGTTCCTTGAACCAGTCGTGCGCGTCCTTTAGCTTTGCTCGCGGCACATAAATATCAATTTTTGACAGTCGGCCACTCCTGGGGACTTCTAGTGTCGCAACTCCGAACGGTTCATCCGCTCGGTCAGACAAACGGAAGATTGGTCCAGTGAGTAATTCTGATTTGGACTTCCGTTGGTGCACGAACAGCTTAGCGACCTTCGCGAGTCTCGGGGCAGCATCTGATGGGATAACAATTTTTTTAGGCGCAGATGATGGTCCTGGGGCGCTAGTAGCCCAAGCAACATTCATGTCCAAGTTGGCTACAGACTGGTGCTTGACGACGTCATATATGGCAGTTATCAATTCACGGCTTACGCCTATGCTCACCAAGTCCGAAACAATGCTGTTGTTGGGTTCAGCCTCAGGTTGAATCAACCCGGCATCAACGGCCGCCATTGACTCCACCATGGTCCGCGTCGCACGCCTTGCATTTGATTCGTGGAAGGACTGTTGGATACCCAGATCAAGAGAGTCCTGATTGGTACTTTTTTTGACAGGTCGAGGCAATGGAACTAGAAGCGGCAAAATATACGAACCTGGACGAGTATGAGCGAAACGTGCGTTCTCGATTGAAGCTTCGCCCGGACGTGACCACGCACCGGAGATCTGGGCTTTTCTGCCCTGTGACGTAGTTGCGGACGATCTCAGTATTCTCCACACATTCTGGAAAAGGTCGGCGCCCGCACTCGCTGGGATGGTGTCTTTGATATAAATATCGGATGCAGCGCGGAACTCAAAAGTATCCATCCACAAGCCGCGGATTCCGTCGGAAATTTGCTGTGAGGACTTTTCACTGTATTTAGCTACGCGCTCTATAACTGAGGCCCATTCGACCGAGTCTGAGTTAATCCCATACGGGACTCCGACACGTTGACCAGATTTTGCCTCCCACAGATCACCGACGTTGCCCGAACCTTTGATCTGCCAGTTCTGGAGCGTAAGGAACTCCGCCAGGTCATCCCGTGAAATAGGAGAAGGCGTGGCAACAGTTTCAGACATGTCCGCCAAACCCTCCAATAATAGAATCCGAATACCATTCCACCAATGTGTCAGGCGTCAGCCTGTTGGCGCGTTCGATTTGGACCGACCAAGGTCCCGAGTCTTGCCCTCGGTCAACCAAAGACCAATATGCTGCACTATTCAATAACGTACTGTCGTCAACAGAAAAGTCGTCCCACGCTCCATCGATTTCGTTCGGAACAATGACAACTACCAAGTAAACCGGTAATCTGCTCCGTTTCCATTTCGTGAAAACAGTTTCGCCAATATCGTATGAGAGAGTGCCAGATCTGGTACCCAGCTGCCTACCTGTGCACTTCACCTGAACAAATACTGGACCTTCAGGAAACTCCACCCAACAGTCGACACCGTTGACATCTTGGTCCTGTGGCGTAGAGCGGACAGGAATACCCGCTTGATAGCAAACTGCCTGAAGGTACGCAAGACCATAATTGGCCTTGCGCTGGCTGACTTCAAACGACTGATGCTGCAGTAGTTCAGTTGACATGTTTCTCCATTGCTCCTGGAGAAAGCATACAAGTCTTACTAGACAAGTACATGGTCCGTGACGGTCTTACGTTTGATGAAACAACGAAATTTGTCCCCGGGGATGGGCCTAGGCATGTGAACGAACCACCGGATCTACGCTTTCCCCGCCGAAGATTCAAACCTCCTACTAGCAAGGTCAAAACCAACTGTGCTGACGTTGCACCAAAGGGAGTGATCGCCCCCGGCAGGTCGCGCCCTCGCCCGTAAGGAGGTAGCGAGGTTGTCAGGCTATGACGGCGCGGCCTTCATTCCCTTGTGCATGGCTCCCAAGCTCTGCGCGGGTGATGTTGACCGGGGGTGGTTTGATGCTGGGCAGGTGCGACTATCCGTCGAACTTATTGCGGGTCATGGCCGTCCTTCGCATATTTGATGCGTTGACCCAGCTAAGTGCCGTTGCAGAGATTCGAACTCTGGACTTCCCGCTTACAAGGCGGGCGCTCTAACCATCTGAGCTACAAGGGCTTGAATGCCCCGTTGGTTACGGTGGGGCAAGACCGTTCACGGCTTGTTTCGTCCGCGACGTGGCAGCAGTAGGAATCGAACCTACCGTGGACCGGTTTACAGCCAGCCCTGTCACCTTGACTCTTCTACTGCCGAAGCCCGCATTTTGTCCGGGGGCGGGCTACCCGGTGAGTGGAATCTTTTTGAAGAAAGCGTGACCCTCATTCGCTTTCGTGCGCTGGCCGGATTCGAACCGGCGTTACTGCGGGCGGGGCCATTTGCCTATTGGCGGGACTCGATCCCTACGCCTCGCGGTGTGCTTGGCCGCTGCACTACAGCGCTTCCCCTTGGCCTCATGTGCCGTGGGGCTATTCAGTTTTCAGCCACTCGCGCAACGCGGTCTGGCTGGCCGGTGAGATTAGCCTGTGTTGTCCGGCTGCGCACAGGTGGGTTATGCCTGATTTTTGGCATAAAAAATAGCCCCAACCGTTTGGTTGAAGCTTCGCGAGGGTACAGAAAAGCGCCCTCGTTGAGTCACTTTACACAGTTTTGCGCAAGATTAAAAGTTCATTCTCCCTTCGTTTCTCGGTGGACCGCGAGCACTTCATGCGGCCAGTAAGTTGGTTGCCCGATACGCTCCACGGGTTGCAGCTTTCCACGTGCTGCCCAGTTCCGAATGTCTTTACCCTTGATGCTGATCTTGGCATTCTTGCGAAGCCATGGGATTAGCTGGCGGGTTGGCATTGGCGGCGCTTGGTTCTCGATGCGTTCGCGGATCTCGCAGTGGTCTACCCATTCAGGTTCGGGACCGTTCACTAACTTGTCCGCGCTCTGCACCCATTCCACGATTAGCCAAGCTTGCTTCGCGGCATCCTCCATGGGCGCGTAAGTGGACGCGTCGCGGTCCACCATTTGCAGGTTGGTTTGTAGTTGCAGCGCGTCCAGGTTGATCGGTGATAGGTCGGTGTCTCCGCCGTTGCTTCGCATGGACCCAATGGGCTTTGTCTGCGAGGTCCGGTAAATGACCGCGGGCAAGTTTTCGACTAGCAGCGGGATTTGATCGATCCATTGCTGCAAGTCGCTAATGCAACGCCCGCACAAGTAACGGTTAGTTGGATTCTCGCAGTCAGGCGCGGTGCAGATGGTCATCCCTCCCCCTTGTAGTTGTACTTACAACCTTTCAAGGCTGTGATAAAACAGATTCCCGCAACGATGTGCACAGCCATGTCTAGACCGAGAAGTAGAAACAAGACATTCATCGGCGCACCACCTTGCCGTAGGCGAGGTGTGCGCGCAGGATTGCGAAAGCCAGAGCGCCACGGTCCGTTCGGGCGATGCGGTGCGCTCCGCGCATGACCAGCCATTTCTTACCGAGGCGGAAGCAACGAAACTTACTGTCCTCGGCGGTCAGCGCTTCGATCATTAGGTGGCTCAAAATTGAATCTTTCGGTCAGAATGAACCGCCGACATGATTGGGCATGTTGGCGGTTCATAAGTGAATATTGGTTTATGCAAATTGGTTTTCTGGTTCCGTGGCCGTTAAATCCAGATCTGACTGCCTTCTGGTCCATGGCGGCAACTGTGGCGACGGCAGTAGGTACTTTCCTGCTTGCATTCTTTGCATGGAAAGCATGGAAATCAGCGAAGGAGACGCTCAAAGGGCAACAAAGCGCCATCGAGCTCTCCGCGCTGGGCGACTACGTGAAGGCTCTGAACACCATGCAGCGGTTGTCGAAAAGTACGCCTGCGGAGTACATGCCACCTCCTCATCCGCAAAATACTGCCGCAACCGAATTTGCGCTTCGCAGAGGGGCCTACAGCCGTTACATAGAATCTCTATGCAATGATGTGGAAATTGCTGGGCATATGTGGCGAATACATCACGGTGAACTGGATCCTTTTGGCAACCTATTTCAAAAGGCAGAACAGGTTCTGCGCGAGGCGCAAGCTCGGCGCCTGATGCTGGATGAAAATGAAGCGTCCGTCCAGTTCAGGTTGAACGCGAGTTTTTCATATGCGATTGAGCTTTCCGCAATGCTCTGGCAAGAGTCAGAGGCATCTCGCAAATCGGTGCTGATGGCTCTTGACAACCAGATCGGAACATTCGTAGCGCAGTCTCCTGCCAACCTCAGCAAATAACTACGGACAATCAGAGGAGAAGGAACGCTTCGAACGTCGTTTCTCTGTCCGAATTCAACAAAAGCCACCGTCTCCAGTGGCTTGAAGCATGTCGGTTAGTGCGGCGATGGCTTGTTGCGGGCAAACCCCGTTACCTATCGCTTTCAGCTGGTCGTTTCGGCTTATGTCGATGTCGGTCACCCATCCGGGCGGTAGACCCATCATCCATTCGGCAAACTGCGCGTTCAGCCTGTGTTTGCCCTTCGGTGTAATCTCCGTTGGTGGTGGAGCTTCCCCGACAAGAGCCTCCCAGCGCCTAATGGACGGTTCATATTGTCCCCAATTTGGTTGCTGAACTGCGCTGGGTAGCATTAGATCCCCTTTGGAGCCACGCTGATTAGGCCCGCCGTTAGTTCCGTCGCTCGCCCTGGGAGTTGGGAAGCTTTTTCCTTCGCGGCGGTGTTCGAGATGCCCGGCTTGCAACATCGCAATTGTTCCGAGATGCGTGGACTTCTCCACTGGGCGCCCACTGGTCATTGGCGTGTGCATCTCACCATCGCCAGCCTTAGGCGTTGGCAATAGATCGCGTTTGAAAACCCCAGGATCGACAGTCTGCAGAATGTCCTCCCTAAGGTTTCCCATTGTTGAACGTCGCGACGCGGTTTCGCCCTCTCCACGCCGGAGCTGCCGTTCCATCGCTTCGCCCTCTCGGGCCGGCAACATGTCCATGGTGTTCGGCGTGGGCAAGAGTTTGTCCGTCATTGATCAGTTCCTAAAATCTGGTTGATGGCGCGTAACTGAGGGCTATTTCTATCCATGTCTCCGGGTGCCGAGCCTTTGGTGTCTGAAGTCATTGGTGTAGGCAGAAGCTGGCCTGGGTTAGCCAAATTAACCATTTGCGCGGCTAGCCGAATGGTTCTTCCTTCAGCCCGCGCTTTGTGTGGATCCATCATTCCGCCTGAGACCTCGCTAGCCGTTGGAGTTCTCAGCAGATTCTCGTCGGGTTGCAAGGACGAAGACGCGGAATCTGCCATGCGGCGCTCCCACGTCGGCAGCTCGTAAGCCACGCCATTGCGCGTCATACCCGAGGTCGGAAAGGTCTCCGAGAACACGGCCAAGTGCCCGCAGAAGATGCTCTCCATCCCCTTCTTCTCCCATGCATCCCGGGCAGAATTCCAACTCGCTATCGGCTTTTGCACTGTAGGCTCCCCTCACGTTTTCCCAAACTACATATTTAGGTTGGATTGTTGCTATTGCTTCGCGCATGGCGACCCACAGATTAGACCGAGTGCCTTCGGTCATCCCTCGTCGCCGCCCAGCCTGGCTAAGATCCTGACAAGGTGTTCCGCCACTGATAATGTCCACAGGCTCGATTGCCGACCAGTCAATCTGGGTCATGTCACCGTGGTTTGGAACATCCGGCCAATGGGTTGCCATGATCTTTGATGCGGATTCTTCAAATTCGGAGTACCAAGCAAGTTTCGCGCCGAACACTTGCTCTACTGATATTCCAAGCCCTCCGTAACCGGCGCATAATTCGCCGAGGGTAAGTTGACTCACGATCTCTCCTTGGGTGAGTTGGTGGATGACAGGTAGGCATTTCGCCCCGCTTCGAAGTGCTTGTCCCAGAGTTCGGGATTACGCTGCCTAAATGATTCTGGGGACCGCACTCGGTTGCGTGGTGGCTCCAAGGCTCGGGCTACGGTCTCCACTTCCTCGGCCTTGCTTTGGATTAGGCGCCGGATGCGCGCCGGTGTGATTGCGTAAGTGCCCTCGCCGTTAGCGTTGCCGGCCCCGTAGTGCTGTGTGATGGCCCAGCGGACCTTGACCGGCTCATGAGCGCTGAGCGCCGCCAGCCAGACTTCTGCGGTGGCGTCGTTCATCTGCACTCGCGGGTCGATTTGATTCGCGAAGGCAACGGCCATCTTTGACTCTTTGAAATTCATCCTTCAATCTCTCCAAGAAATGCGCCGCTCTGGAATTCGCCATAGCTCCAATCAGGTTCAGGCGGTGGCGCTTGGTCGTATCCGATCCATACGGCGGCCTTCTGGAGTCGCGCTTCGGATCCTGTTGTGGCCCGTTGCGGTAGCTCTGGATCTTCCCAGCCGTTGCGCTCTAGCCAAGTAGTTGGGTGCGGGGTGTACTGGTCCTCGCGGTTCGGGTCGTCGCGAAGGCGCTGGGCGCCGTCGATGATCTGCTGCTCGGACTCAGCACGCTTTATGGCTGCCTTGTACTTGGCAATCGCCTTTTGCTTCCCAACCTTGCGCGGGTACGCCTTCCAGAATTCATCGAACCGATTCGATGCTTCGACCACGCTCGACGGCGTAGCCGGTGAGCAAGAGTTATTCCCCTGTTCCTCTGTTCCCCTGTTCCCCTGTTCCCCTGTTCCAGCGCCGGAAATGTTCGGTGTTTCCGTGTTTTTGCACGGCATTTCCGCTACATCGGTTCTGACTTGGGGCGATGGGTGTTTTGAAGCCTTGGATCGACGTTCGTTGCGTTGGTGTGAATCCCAGCTAGGAATTTCGAAATATGGCCGGTTTCCAACCTTGTAGAACACCACTCCGAAGCATGCGGAAACCTCCGCCACTAGTTCACGGAAATGCACGGTATTTCCGCTACTATCTGTGAACTCGTCATCGTTCGGAAATGCGAAGCCTTCCAGCTCCTTCAGATTGGCCGTTCCGCGCCCGTGATCATCTGCCCAGTTCCACAGGGCGATGAACAAGAGACGCGCCCACGGTGAAGCCTTGGCCGTAGATGGTGAGTCCCAAAATTCAGGCTTTATCGTCCTGATTCGCGCCACTGTGTTGCTCCTTGATTACTGGCTGGGCAGGCGTACCGGCATTAGCAGGTAATCGGTTTCGCCTTCGGTTGGTTTGATGTAGATCGGCTTGGGACCGTTGGGAGTAAAGCTGATCTGTTCGGTGTTGATCTCGCGCAGAATGTCGAGTGCTAGGCCGGGGTTTAGACCGATCTCGAAATCAGCCTCGTTGTCGCTAGCGATTTCTGATTTTGATTCGCCTTCGGCCCCTGCGGATTCCAGGGTGATCGTCCCGCCCTTGCCGATGATCTTCACCGGCGTGTTTTGATCATTCATGACGCTCATAAGATCCAGAGCATCAACGAACTCCTGCCTATTGATCAGGTGCTCGTCTTTGCCACTGTTGGAAAATAGTCCGCGAATTTTCGGATAATCCCCTATGGAAAGCGGGAGACTAGTCGAATAGTTGCCCGATTGGACACCGAAGCGTACAGGCTTCCCGGTTTCGTCCGTCCCGACTAGCAAGGCAGTTTCTCCAGCTACGGTTTTGGACACGGTGCGCAACCATGAGCCGTGGACGTTGAGGCCATAATCGCATTCTCGCGTTGGCTCGTATTCTGTAGCGCTCAGAGCCAAACGATATCGATCAGTGCCCATAGCTGTTAGTTCCTTGCCCAATTCGAGCCGGACACATGCAAGCACTTTCAGGGTGTCGTCTTTCGAAGCGGCGACTTCAGCGGCGTTGATCACCCTTGCCAAATCTTCGCCCCGCACATGGGCAACCACCTCTAGCTGCCCTGCAAGATCTTTGGGGTACTCACTCACTGGCATGAGTGGCAGGCTGAACTTTGCGCGCCCCTGCGTGAAGTGCAACTTTCCGGCATCTTCATGAACCGACACGGCGGCCTTGCCTTTGAGCTTTCCAACTGCCTGGGCAAGCAGTGAAGCATGCAGTAGTGCGGCTCCCTCGGTGTCTACGTCGGCGGGCACTGATACGCGGGCCACCTTCGAATAGTCCGAACCGCTGGCAGTCAGTCGTTCATCTGCGACTTCCAGCAATGCGCCGCCCATGATCGGCGATGTGGGTCGCCCTGCAATAGCTGTTTGTGCGAAGCGGACCGCCTCTTTCAGGTCCGTGAGTTCTAGAGAGAATTTCATGCGTTGTTCCTCCTGATATTGCGCATGGCCGCGAAGAATGTCGGGTCTCGGTGTGATTGCGGTGTGGGTGTCTTCTGGGTCAGTACGTCGCCCCAGGTGTGGCACCCGCAGCCGCGCCCTATGCGGCAGATGAAGTAGGGCGCGCTGCCTTTGCAGTGGGTGCAGCACTCCATCACGCCGCCGCCAGTGCTTTGATCTTGTCGGGGCGGAATCCGTACCAGTGGTCGTTCTCGGTGACGACGACAGGTGCGCCCATGTAGCCGAGACCCTTCACGAATTCGAGCGCTTTAGCATCCTTGGAGACGTCCACGGTCTTGTAATTGACGCCGCGGCTATCCAGCAGATCTTTGGTGAGGTTGCACTGCACACAAGATGGTTTGCTGTAAACGGTGATTGCCAAGATTGATTCCTAAAAGTGTGCGGGACCGGGCGCGCATGGCACCCGGTCCCGGTTTTGGGTATAAAAAATGCCCCGTTGTGGGGCCGAGGGTTTAGAACAAGTCGCGCAGGTTTTGGAATCCGAGCGATTTCAACGCAGTAGGCGTGATCTCTTCATCCGTAATGGACTTGAGAACCTTCAAAATCGCTGGCAGGTCTCCTGTCATTGGAAGATGCGACTTTGGCTGATACTCGGAGTAAGTTGGCAGGTTTACCCTATATCCACGCTCTTCCAGCCCCTCTGGGATGTCGCTGCGCAAGATCGGCTGATTATTCAACAGCTTTTCCTTGATCTTGTCAGCAAATGAGGAATAGCTCGCTTTGTAAGTGTCCAGCCATTCCTGCCGATGCTGCTCAACCTTCGCCAGCTCGTCGGCATTGGCCGTATGCGCCCAGGCCTCCGCTTCTTTGATCTTCTGCTCGACGGTGGAAATCAGGTTCTTGACGTTGAACTTCATGGTGTTGCCCCTTTCAGGCATAGGAAAAGCGCCGGACGGTATGGGCGGCGCTAATTGTTCGGTTGAGGAAACGGCTAAAACGGCGGCTCGTCGCCAGGGTTTCCCCAGCCTCCGGCCTGCTGATTATTTCCGCCGCTGGCGGTCCATGGGTCGGCGGCTGGCGCGTTCCATCCACCGCCTTGGCCCTGCTGTTGTGCGGGGTGCTGCTGGCCGGACTGCGGGACACCATAGGGGCCCTGCTGATGGTTTTGCGGCTGACGGTTACCATTGCCGCCCGAGCGCTGCGTGCGCACAACCTTCGCGGAGGCGAAGCGCAGCGATGGGCCGATTTCATCGACTTCAAGCTCCATCACGGTGCGACGTTCGCCCTCTTTGGTGTCGTAAGACCGTGCACGCAGGCGCCCCTGGGCGATTACTCGCATTCCCTTAGCCAGCGTCTCGGCTACGTTTTCCGCAGCCTCGCGCCAGAGCGAGCAACGCAAGAACAGCGCCTCGCCGTCCTTCCACTCATTGGACTGCCGGTCGAAAGTTCGGGGCGTCGATGCGATGGTGAAGTTTGCAACAGCGGACCCCGAAGGGGTGAACCGCAGTTCTGGATCCGCGGTCAGATTGCCGATCACGGTTATTACTGTCTCCCCTGCCATGGGGTTACCTCTTTCTGATTCGTTGGAAGTCGTTACTCAGGTAGAACCATTCGCCGGTAGCCCGGTAGAACACGGCGTAATCTTCCGGTTTTTGGGTGCGGTCAAGCTTCCAGCCGTACTGCCGGGCTACCCGCGCCGCCTGCGCGTCGGATTCAATGAGTCCGTTCATGCGTGAGCACAACACGATGATGTTCGCTGGTCGGTCAAGGTACTTGGACCCGCCCATGCCTCGGTTCACCCGGTGCTGCGGGACTAGGGTTTCGGTTTCCCCGCAACCGCAGGGGCACGCCTTGTCCCGGTCGATGTAGCGTTGAAATTCTCGCCGCTTCATCGCTCCCCTACGCCTGCGACGTTGAACTGTGCGATAACGGATTTGTTCACGGACTGCATGGCCATAAGTTCGGCTTGCAGAGCCTTAGACAATCGGTCCGCGTACCTGTAAGCCGCGTCGGTCACGTCACGCCGTTCACGTTCCGCGGTGGTTGCTTCCTCGGCTGCATAACGCTTTTCTGTCTGCGGGCCTTCGTGCTTCAAGAACGCCGCCGCATAGGCGCGGTCATACTCCCGATCAGCGGTCAGATAGTCGATGTACAGGTCGTTGCAAACCTTCGCGGACCTTGAAATTCGATTACTGATTTCAAGGATCCGCTGCTCCACACTGACCGGGCTAAGTGGCTCACTCAATGGCCAGCAACTCCCCCATGTCCAGGGTGCCCGAGGCGACAAGTCCGCGGATAAGTTCCAGGGCGTCCTTCTCTGGCTTCACCGAGGCGTAAGACGTACCGGTAACTTTCTCAATGCCGGGGATTTCCTCGCCCTCGTCGGTCACCGCGAAGTCATTCGCGGCGGCCTGTTCCAGCAAGCTCTTGATGAACCATTCTTTTGGAACGGGGACCATCTGCACCTTGTCGGCGTGGTTCTGCTGGACCCATTGGGCGAGTGCAGCCTCGTCGGTGACCTTCCAGGATTCGCGGGGCTTGGTGCGCGTCACTGCCGCGATTACTACGGCATCGCCGCCCTCTCCGAAGGCGACGGCTTTACGGTCGCCTGGCAGCATTTCTTCCTCCACCGTGGCCTTGTTTTCCTTGTTGCCTGCGGTGATCTTCTTGGTGATGATGTCGCTCAATACAAAGCGCTGCATGTTGTCCATGTTCTGGATTCCTTCCTACTGGCCAAGCTCTGCGAGCCGGACCTTGATACGGTCAATTTGGGTAGCTGGCAAACCTGAATTGTGCGCCCACTTGCGCAGCGCATTTAGGCCGTTCACGTTGTCCTGCACTTGCTGCAGTCGCTCTTCGAAAGCCTGATTGACTGCCGGGTCCACGTCCTTTAGCGGCTTGATATCCTCCGGCTCGGCGTCGCTGTCCGCGTCGTGATACTCGCCCGTATCCTCGGGCACCAGCTCGGGCAGCTCTTCAAGATCCGCCTGCTGCTCTTGGTCAGGACCGAGCACCGGCAGTTTCGTGCCGAGCACCAACGGCTCAACAGATCCGGCATTGTAGAGACTGAGGCCGAACTGGTCGCCCAGGTTGATGGCCGCACGTTTGAGCGCTTGAGACTCAGCCGTTTTCATAGCGAAGTCATGGGCCGAAATGACTTTGGCAATGGGGAAGCCCAGGGCATCCCCTGCCGCGTGCTCGGTGTACACCGCCAGCTGCGTGCCATCTGGCGCGCAAACGGTGAGCCGCACAGATGCCCGGTAGCCGACGTAAACAGCGTCGGCATTATTCGAATTCTTGCCGGTCCATTCTTTGATCAAGTCCATAGAGACGACTTCGGCTGACCAGCGCCCGAAACCAAATACACGGTTCAGGTGTGCGCGAATGTCGTAAGACTCCATGTGCTTGGTCTTGCCCAAGAACATCACTCGGGATTCGTTGACCGGCTTTAGCAGCTGCTCATACTGCTCTGGGCTGATGTAGTTACGCGCCAGAATCTCATTATCGGCAGTCATCTTCATTCTCACTTTCGGGCATAGAAAAAGCCGACTCCATGGAATCGGCTTCGATCAGTTGGTCGTCGTCGCAACCGCAGCCAGGGCCGCAGGTCGCGTAAGACTTGTCTCCAAAGCGGCTCATGCTAGAACCGCCCTATGAGCCAGGCCAGGGTCGCAGCGCAACCGCTGATCGCAACGACTGCGGCAGCTGCGCCCAGCAGGGCGATGGCTGCGACCCATAGCCAGGCGTCCCACGTCATTTCGTCATCGGTTGACGCGTTCATGGTGCTGCTCCTTCGCTTTCCAGATGAATGAGGATCCGCCACTGCGCGAACGCGTGGAGGATTCGTTATAACCGGCCTTCTCGATAACGCCGCGCCCCGCAGCCGTCCTGAACGCTGCGCCCCACCAGTTAGGGTGGCGCGGTTCGGGAATCGTGGCGGCCTGGCGCAGGTCGTCAGTCTTGAAAGTTCCACCGAGTGCAGCGCGGTCCGCGATGGCATTCGCGGCAGCTTCGAACCATTCGTCCTTGGACGTCTCGAAAAGCATCGGAACCGGTAGGCCTTTACTCTTATCCATAGAGCGTCGCCCGCTTCTCGAAAGCCTTTTGCCCCTCGCGGAACTTGGCTCCAACTGCTTTGAGCGCCTTCTCCTTGGCGACGGCCAGCAGCTTGTGCCGGTAGATGGTGCCGCCGATCCCGGTTCTGGTTTCCGATACGTAGTAGTTCTTGCCCGAGTCGATGATGTAGAGCACGATTTCAGGTTCGTGCTTGTTCACCTGGGCGCGCACCGTGATCTCCGAATAGTTGCCGGTCCGCTTCTCTACGACGTGCGGGCTAAGCGTCGGCATCTTCGCCCCCTGCTGATGCGTCGGCTACCTGTCGGCCGCGTTCGTCGGCCTCAGCTTCAAGCCGCAGCCTGTCGATGGCACGGTCAAGCTCGGCACTGTCCCTAATTGCGATGGCTTGCAATGCCATCTTGCCCAGCGTGCGGTCCGCTTTGACGCGGTGCACGTTGATGCCGATGTGCCAGCCATCCGAATGCCGGTAGTAGAGCCCGCCATCGAGCACAGTCTCAATGCTGAGCAGTCCGCCGTCGATCCGGTCCACCAGCGGGCGGGCCAGTCGCTCGGCGCGGCGGGCCAGCAGGAAGGTGGTCTTAGTGTCCTTGCAGGCGATTGGAAGGGAGTTCATTTTGGGTCCTTTCGGGTAAAAGAAAACCCGGCACGGGGCCGGGTGAAAGTATGGATACACTTTCTAATGTGGACGGAATGCAATGGTGGGATTGGGTAATCCTTATAAGTGGATTAGTGGCTGCAGCTGGAACCGCGGCTGCTCTTTGGTGGTCTTGGTGGACCCAGCAAGTCAGCACAGCAGCGATCATGATCTACGAAGACGAAGAGAATATTGCAATAGAGTTCTCCGCCTCTGGATCCTTGGCACTTCATCACCCGACGGTTGAAGTAATAGTCGAAGGCCAGGTACCAATAGCACTTGATAGGGATCGCAATGTACTTCGCGCCGAAGACGCACCTCTCAAGATGTATCTGCCCCCGGATTCCAAGATCTCTCGGGCGTCAATTCAATGGACTGAACACAACAGTCGAAGGCCTAAAATCCGCGGGTTGAGTTTTGACCCTAATTCAAGAAACATGTGGCGCTTCAGTAAGTCCCGTGGATGGGTGCCGCTAACTAAACGCCAAATAGCGAGATTACGAAACAATCACCCCCAATAGAGCCGACTGAATTCTATGATCCTCAAAACGATAAGGAAGATTTCGTGGAACCTATCGAGATCCTGATTGGCGCATTGGGCCTACTCGTTTCCTTCGGTCTGGGCATCTGGGCCTTGTCCTTTGCGAAGTCCGCAAACGGCAAGGCGGAGGAGGCTAACGAGCTGGCCGAGACTGCGAATGGCATCGCTGCGCAGGCTCTCGCTCAGGCCGCCGAATCGAACCAAATCGCCGAAGACGCTAACCGTCTGAGCGAGGAAGCCAACACGTTCGCGCAAAGAGCAATGGCGCAACAGGAGGAAGACTGGTTCGTTAATTGGCGACTGGAGTGGAACCGTAAAAACGACACTCTCACTCTCCGCAATACAGGCGCGAATACTGCTCACGATCTGACCGTTGTCGTTACAAGTGGTCCAGCGCACCACGTCGCGAATGGGCTTGGTGATGTAGAAGCCTCTAGCGAGGTTGTTTTCGAGGTTCCTGAGATCGGCGAACATCGCGCAAATCGTGACGCGCAGATCAACCAGGAAAACATGGCCCTCTTGGCTTTCGGGAAGTACAGCACCGACCCCTACTGGAGGCAGAAGGCGAAAATTATGGTCCGCTGGAAGTCCGAACTCGGCTTCCCAGATCATAAATTGATCGAGATGAAACTCCCCTAGTTTCAACAAAAAATCTGTTGATGGCTCGTTCATGCTGCCGCCGCCAAGCGACGACGCACCGAGGCGTGGTGTTCACATTCCGCGGGATTCATTAGGTGGCGCACCGCAGTGTCGCCAGTTTCGTCCGCGTACACAATAGCTTTGAAAATCTCCAAGACTTCCTGCTCAGTCGGCTCATGAGTGAAAGCGTCGAAGCGCTTCTTTGCGAGCTTCCCGAGCTTCTTTACCGTGCTGCGCTGCATGTTCGGGTTGGCTTCACGGACTCGGTTTTCCATGGTTGCCAAACTGATTTTGGGCATGACAAATAATCCTTACTCCGAGGGACGGACCCAAGGGGAAGTGGTACAAAGGTTGGTGCGATGCCTAGAGTTAGGCGAAATTATCGACAGTGCCGGTCTTGGGGTCGATTTTGTGGGCTTGCTTATCCACAATGTAGGTTTTCAGATTTTGAATCTGTTCTTGGGTGAAAACGAGTTTCCCCCGGCTGACAGTGCTATAAATGCCAGACTCCTTAGCATGACGCCGGATTTCGTGCTTAGTGACGAACGGGCGCTGCAGTTCATCACGTCCGAAAACCTCAACTGCCTGTTCAGGTGTCAGATAGACGCTCAC